GTGGTCATTTAACTTGTAAAGTTCTTGTAGCGTAGCCTCGTCACAGACTATGGTTACTTGCTTGCCTACTAGCGGTGTCTTATTCATTGCGGTTACCTCCATAACCTAGTCATTTACTAACACATAGTGATTGTGAATCAGGTGTTCACGGAATCTCCGCTTAGCCTCTGTCTTGTTGTAGCCGTAGTAAGTTGTGTGTTCTAGCCACACGCCCCACCCTGCCGTGTCTCGTACCATTGCGCTTAGTTCTAACGCCCCATTGTGGGGTAGTCGGCGTACTGTAATCATTATGCTGTCTCCTCTACCCAACCCCAAGACACGTTGTGTCCTGCCTTTGTGTATGCCTCCACCGTTGCCCCGATAGGGATAGTTAGTGGGAGAGTTGCCAGAATCTTGCCTGTTACTTTGTCAAGGATTACAAATCCTGTCGTGCTGTTCATTTGAAACCTCCATAGTTTCTGTTGTTGTTCTTAGTTAATCGGTGTCCTTGACAGGTGTCAAGGCTATTTAAAAGTCTTTACTAAATCTTTACTATTCTGTTATCAGTTCGTTATCTACGTTGCCCTGCTAGGAAAATTAAACTTGCAAGGGATAGGATTAAAACCCAAGAGTAGAAACTATTCATTACCCCACTACCTCCACCCTAAAATCCTCCACCGTTGCCGTGCCGTGCCCGTGTAGGGGCGTTACGACATACCGTGTCCGTCCGTAGGCTTGCTTTACGTCCATAATCCTGACGGCTACCCGTAACCCGTTAGTTTCCAGTAATCCCTCACGCCCTAGTGGGTGTGCCAGTTCCTTGATACTCATTAGTTCGCTCTCCTTGTTTGTAGTTTCTTGTATGTTTTATACCCTGCCCAGATTGCCAGCAGTAGGTAGATAGTACGGGCAGGGACGGCTATCTCTACCCAATGTGTGGCTAGTTCTAGCCCACTATTATTTAGTTGAAAATTCAACGATGTCCAGTATTCCATTGTCTAATCCTCTCGTGATAGTTCTGCTATGTCGTGCAATTCTTGCGCCGTGTAAAGTGTCTCTAGTTTCTGCTTGTTCTCTTGGATTTTGTTCCAAGCCTCCCAAGCCTTGCGCACCTCAGCCCCGTAAAATTCCTCACAAAACTCTGGGAAATCCTCAAACTCTTGAGAGTATTCCCAATCCTGAGCAAGGCAACCGATTATGGTGTTAGGTGTTGGGTCTGTCTTGATTCCCTTGCCCTGAAAGTATTCAAAATCCTGTTCAACCATAACCCCGTCACGCTCACGCCGTAGGCGCACGCTGTAAGCGTTCATCTTTTGCGCCCAGTCTGGCGCATTGTCTACGCCGTAGTAAATCGTGCAACTAACTGTGCCGTCTCTTGTGTCTAACATTGTCTTGCCTCCTGTTTGTTCTGACCTCATCAGTCACCGCCTCACGGTGAGACCCCTTGCGGGGTTTCGGTCTAGTTGTAGGCGTAGGCTTTTGTTTCCCGTGCCTTGCGTACGCCGTAGGTCTTGCGTTCGTCCCGACATTCTGGACACCAGCACATTCTAATCGGTTGATTGCTGTCTGATGCCTCGCAGATTAGTTCCATAATGGCGCAGACTTTCTTGTCTTGGATTCCGCAACCGCAGTTGGTGTCCCTGATTGTGAATGTCATCAAGGTGCCCACAAAATCCGCAGAATCCCATCCGTCGGTGTACTTGACGTTTTCAAATGTAATCATTCGCTTGCCTCCATTTTTCGGTGTCGGGGCTTTTCCCTGACAAAAAGAAACCTAGCACCTGACAGCGACAGGGCGCAACCCATTCGGGCAAGTTTCGGGGAATCTTTACCAAACCTTTACCATTGTCCATAATGTGGAACTGTCCCCAGTTGCCCAAGTTGTGCGCCCAGTTGGGAGGGGGAGACTGTCCTTCGTCCCAAACGTGTTAACATTTGTTTGTCAATGCGACACGCCGTCCGTTATTGAATCGTTATAAATAATTTCAACCCCTCCCAGAGGTAGGGATTGGATACACTTTGTCCACAAGTTATTAACACCTGTGGATAACCTGTGGATAACTTTTGACCCCAGGGGACTTAATGCTCGGCTCCGTATTATATATAGACTACAATGAAATATTTTTTCCAGTATTTTGGTAATAGGCTCACAATATAAAACCCATTGGATAAAGGACTTTAAAAATAGTTTATAACAATTTGGTTACAAAGCGTTACAGTCCCTTTATAACAGGGTTAGTATATATGTAGGATAAAATAACATAAGTGCGCTAAAGCGCACACAACCTAATGGCAGCCTTTGTGGCTGCCTTTAACAACCTAAAGCAGCCCTTTGGGGGCTGCTATTGTGAGCGCCTTCGGCGCTCTTATATAGGTTCTTTTTATTTGTTTTTATTTAGACATGATTTAGCGGTGGATGCTAAATTAAATTACACCAATTAGGAGAGCCAAATGGCTAAAGGTGACAAGACAGACGTAGCCAAGGCTAAAGCCGCCGCTGCAGGTAAAGTAAAAATATCAAATCCAAAAGCCTTTAATAAGGTTTCAAAGGCTGGTGCTAAAGCAGGTACCAACTTTATGAATATGAAAGCAACGTCTAGCGGATACAAACTAGCAAAGACCAACTCAGCCACCAAGCCTTCCATGCCAGTCAAGACTGGCGCTAAGAACAAGATGAAGGCTCAGGGCGCTAAGTCCATGAGTGCCCCAACTTCAGGCTACGGTAAGACCACAAAGAAAAAATAACCAGACAGGATAACTTCATATGGCAGCCAAGGGCGGTGCAGAGCACCATAATGTGGTACGCCTAAGAGAAGACAAGTCCAAGGTTATAGCCCACGTAGAGACTGGCATTGAGGTGCGAGCCGCCATTGCCATGGTCGGTCGCAAACCCGATGTTCTAAAGAAGTGGCTCACAGACCCTGTGTTTGCCAAAGACCTAGAGATAGCCCGAACCAAGGGTTCAGACCTAATGAAGGTAACCCTAGGTAGCGATAAGGGCAAGAACATTGACTTCGCCACATTCTCTAAAGAGTTCCTAGGTAACGAAGTATTCCCTCACCAGCAGGACTGGATTGATGTCCTAGAGGGTAGGGAGCCTAGTTGGCTCCATCCAGCCATGTCCTATGAAAAGGGCAACAAGAACCGTATCTTAATTAATGTGCCGCCTGAGCACGCCAAATCCACCGTAATCACCGTAGGCTATAGCACCTATCGTATTGCCATGGATTCTAACGTGCGTATCATTGTGGTGTCCAAGACTTTAAATAAAGCCCGTGAGTTCGTTTACTCCATCAAGCAGCGACTCAGCCATCCACGCTATGCCAAGTTACAACAGGTCTATGGACCTGCTGGTGGTTGGAAAGAAGACTCCGACACCTGGAAGACCGATACGGTCTACCTAGGTCAAGAAGCCCGTGACTCATCCGAAAAGGACCCTACGCTTCAGGCGCTAGGTATTGGTGGTCAGATTTACGGTGCTCGTGCTGACCTAATTATCCTAGATGACGTTATCACTACTGCCAACGCCCACGAGTGGGAGAAGCAGTTAGAGTGGCTTCAGAAGGAAGTAATCACCCGTCTGGGTAAGAACGGTAAACTACTTATCGTAGGTACCCGTATCGGGGCTGTAGATTTATACCGAGAACTTCGTAATCCAGAACATTGGTCTGGTGGTGTCAGCCCGTTTACACGCCTGGCTATGCCAGCCGCACTTGAGATTAACGATGACCCTAATAAGTGGGTTACCCTCTGGGAGCGCTCAGACCGTCCGTGGGACGGCGATGATGACGCTGTACCAGATGAAGATGGTTACTACCAGAAATGGGATGGACCAGCACTCTTTGCAAGACGTAGCGAGGTAACTGCCTCAACGTGGGCACTAGTTTACCAGCAACAGGACATAGACGATGACGCAATTTTTAATCCAACGATTGTTAACGCCTGTGTTAATCGTATGCGTAAACCTGGTCCTCTCCGTGTGGGAGCGGCTGGACATCCACGAGACGGACAATGGGTCACACTAATTGGCATGGACCCTGCTATGGCAGGAAAGACTGCGTTAGTTGTCTATGCGATTGACCGTCAGTCTGGTAAGCGTCTAGTCCTAGATGCCTACAATATGTCAGACCCTACCCCAGGTAAGATTCGTGCAATCATTGAAGACTGGATTAACACCTACAAGCCAGTAGAACTGCGTATTGAAATTAACGCCCACCAGAAGATGTACGAGGTGGACGAAGAGTTCCGCCAGTATCTGGCTAATAAGGGTGTTAGATTCTCTAGCCACTTCACTGGCAAGAACAAGTGGGACACTGACTTCTTAGCAATGGAACAATTTACAACTTATCTTTAAGGATATTCATGGCACTCTCAATGGAACAGGTCGCTGACAAGGTACTTTACCTACGCCAGCGATACTCAGTACGTGACCAGCGTATGGCTGATATCACTGCTGTACGCCGTGGTGACATGGTATCGGTATACCCAGACATGTTCCCAGAGGGCATGACTAAGCCAATGATTGCCAACTTCGTTGATGTCGTTGCTCGTGACTTGGCTGAAGTTCTAGCACCATTGCCATCGTTTAACTGTCAGACACCTGACGTAACATCTGACAGGGCAAAGAAGAACGCTGACTTGCGTTCCATGATTGTCAACAACTACGTTGAATTTTCTGGGTTACAAACTCAGATGTATACAGGCGCAGATTGGTATAATACCTATGCCTTCCTGCCGTTTGTTGTAGAGCCTGACTTTGAGGCTCGTATGCCACGCATTCGTGTAGAAAACCCATTGGGTGCTTACCCAGAATATGACCGCTACGGACGATGTGTTTCATATAGCAAGCGTTACCT